AAGATCAAGAACAGGGTATTGGAATTTTCGATGTTTCTCATCGTGCAGGGCTTTCGGATTAGCATATTGTTTTAAGAAATTCTTTTTCTTCCCAGGCCATCTTACACATTGAGTTTCAAAAGGGTCACCAAGACCCTCCGAATCTTCCAGAATGGTATATAAAATCGAATAAACATTGTAATTTTGAAAAGGATTAAAACTTTTTCTCGGGTATGAAGGGGGGGGGGTAAGTCTGGTATATTGTCAGCTTGCGTGAGACGACTCAATCAACACAAAGCTTAGTTTGGATTTACCACATTTTTGAAAGGGCCGCTCTCGTGGGTATATGTCGACTCGTTTATCTGAACCCTTATGCCCCCAACGCAACCAAACAATTGTTGGGGTATTACGCATCTCTCCCCTATAGAGCCTCCATAACACGAGACCAAAGCTCTCTCCATTGGTCTTGTGTACGGGACTTAGAAATAGGGTGATTGGGGACTGAACATTCAAGAGCATCAAAAAGAATTTTATGATATTTATCATAAATTTCCTTAGGATGAACTGCAAGTTCAGAAATGAAAGTCTCAAATTTCATAAAGAAAAGAGAATTATCATTATCATTCTTTTTCTTCCACTGGATCTTCTGAGTAATAGTTTCCATATCTAATGGAGCTAGAATTCGCGCACCTTCTTTATAGAAAGAGCGTTTAAGAAAACTAACTTCAAAGATATTTCGACGTTCCTCATTATAAACAGCAGACTTTTTCTCATCGGTATAAACAAATCCATCACGTGCCATACATTCTGATAAATCAGCATATGTTAAATTATAATAACACTCCATCACTTTAGCATCAAGTTTTACAGAAAATACGTGATCATCACCATAGCATGTTAACTCTATAGCTTCACCAATATTATTCCATAATTTGACAACTGAAGTTTTGGATAGGTCGATGGGTTTGTTATCAATACGCTTAAGTGAACGTGTAATTGCACTCATTAATTCTAATGTATTACATATAGTATTAATGAGCGTGGTAAGCGGACCACCACTAGCATTTGAGTTACCCCAAAAT